CTGTACGTCTGGCATTTAGAATGTTCCGCAGTCTACCGTTTCAACAGCCAATGTGACAAAAGCGTTGCCAGCATCTTTGGTCATAGCCATTGATGTGTTCATGCGCAGGATGCCGTCAGTGCCGTCCGTGCCGAATATAAATCCAGCGGTTCCACCGTCAACAACAGACACTTTCTCGTCAGACGATCCTGAAGGAATGTTGAGCGCAGTTTTAAACGCGTTAAATGTAATCCGCTTTTCTTTTACACCAACGGCATTGGCGTCGTGCATGATGAGAAGGTCGGCAGCCCCGTCAACAGAAGCAAGCGCGTCAAGAGCGTCAATAGCGGGCACAACAGGAACCATTGTCGTGGCGTCTGTTGGAAAGTGCGCTGTCTGTCGGTCGGTCGTGAAGAACACCTGACCTGCAAGCAACGATGAGGAAGGTAGGTTTGCAAAGAGGCCGCGTTTCTGCTGTACTGATGGCATTGAGATATTCCTTTATGTTTTAGTTGAAAGTGCCGAGGTCTAACGCGCCGTTTACAAACAGCCCCGCCGCGCTGGTGGTTAAGAGGTTGCCCGCCTGTGGGTCGATTGTGACAGTTGACGGCCCAGGTGGCCCCTGAATGCCAACAGTGACAACAACGGGGGGTGCGGTCTGCTGAACTACAACAACCGTCATCGCGTAACCTCGTTGCTGAGGATTACACGCCCCTCAAGCCAACGGGCCGCACTGGTCGCGCTTGTAACAAATTCCAGATCGTAAACACCACCCTTTAAAATATTAGCGGTTTCCGCTGCGGTCAGCGTCATTGTTACAACGCCCGTCGCGCCGCCGAATGCAAGCCGCCCGTTTGCCGTGGTCAGTTCCATCATGACAATCGGGGATGATTGCACGTCCCTGATCTGCATACGTCCCGTTAGGCCCGTCAAATTAACGGGATCACCGCCCGCTGTTTGCAGGAATGTTATGACCTGCGAAAAATCAGACCCCTGATAGATCGTCAAATCAACTTGCGCCGGAACAACGGTCATGGCTTACCCCCCGAGTCAAACTTGGTTTCCATATCAGCCAGCCCGTATGCCAACGCCTTGAGTTCATCCGCTGGCAGGTCAAACATGCCCGCCGCCGTAGCCGGGTTAAACTCGCCCTCGCCCTCGGCAGGGAATCCCATCATGATCCGGCTTTCTTGACGGGTCAGCACGCCCTTTTCAAACGCCAGCACGGACCGCGCGAACATCTTTTCACGCAAGCCTTCCAGCGCCGGGATGCTGTCAAGGTCTAGTTTGAACTCCAGGCCGTCGCCATACGCGGGCAGCATCCAGTGGCCAAGCGCGCCGATGAACTCTTGCATCATGGGGATCACAGTATCGGTGTAAAGCCTTTCCTTGGCCTGCTCATAGTTGTTGAACGTGCTGGCGTCGTTGTCGATCAGTGGCAAGGGAACGCCGAACGCTGACGCCACATACTTGCCAGTCTCACGCATGGTGTTCAGGAAATCCATGTCAACGGGCGTCTTGGACATCTCCACAAACTCGGCATCATCGGCAAGCATCGGCACCGATCCGCTATTGTCTGCGCCTTGAAGCGCGTCCTTGAAATATTCCTTCATGCGCGCAATCATCTCGCCTGCAGGATAGCCGCCCTTGAACCGGATCAGGCCGGACGGGCGCGCGCTGTTTCGCAGCAGCGAATAGTTCCACTTGCTGCCCGCGTTGTGAGTATCAGCGGCAAGGGATGCGGCCATGAGGGGCGATTGCCCGCGCCAATAGTCGTTAGGATTATACATCTTGAGAAAGAACACATCGCTCCGGCCCGTCAGACGATCAACGGCGAAATACTGTTCCTTGCTGTTTTTCTCATGGCAATAGGCCAATGGTATGCCGTAGGTGCTTGGCTTGATCACCATGTCAAGCGGGTTCATTGGCCATAGTTCCGCGAACTTGGGGCCAACCGTTCCAACGGCAAACGTCTCGCCAAAGAGGTTGCGATTGACGATCATTTCTGAAACCCACTGGCCATAGGATTGCAGCACGTTAGGCCGCTTGAGCAAGTCTAGCGCGGGGTGTGTGTCGAGGATCTTGTCGCCTTGGTGCAACTCAATCTTGATGGATACAGCGGCCTGCACAATCTCTCGAAGGGCTCGATAAACGATAACGTTCATCTGATAGCCTTCGTCCACATATGCCCGCTTGCCGCTTTGCCGCGCCCACACTGGCCCGCTGGAAACCATATAGGCAGCGCCGACCGGGTTGTCCTTGGCTTCAAGCGGTTTGGAAAATGGCCACATCTACAGCACTCCGAAAGTTTGTGTTGATCCGCGACAAATATCCGCCACCGCGTCCATCATTGGGTCAAGCGTATCATCATGCGCGCCGTTTGGGAATGCCGATGCTTCTGCAAGCATGTCGGACAGGTGTGGCAGTCCTTCGAGCAATATCACATTTCCGCTTTTAATCAAGGGGGACGCATCGTGGGCGCGAATTACCTTGTCAACGCTGCGTGGGATTGCAATAACCGGGATGCCTTCACGCTTTAGGGTCTGGATTAACCCCGTGCCGCTGGCCTTATCCTCCACCTTCATGTGCCGCAACGTGCCTTGGCCTAGAACCGCCTTATGCTTGGCGTGGAACGCGCGCGCCTGCACAAGCAATTCTGGTGCTTCCCATTTACCACGGATCATGTCCAAGCATATCGCCTGCGCGCCCGACGTGCGGCCCCAACATTGGAACACGGAATAATCGTTTGCCTCTTTGGTTTTCATCGCAGTGTCGGCATATATGCCACGCCACTCAATCGCAGGCAGTGCGCTTAGGTACTGCCACCATTCATCCTTGAAGATGCCGCCGCCAATCGTGATAGGGTTTTGCTGATACAAAGCAGACCAGAAGAACTCCGACATGCCCGCCTTGGTTTCCAGCAGCTTTTCCACCGGGTGCAGATCCGGCACTAGGGCCTCGTCATGCTTATTGATTGCTTGGAACGTAATGCGCTTGGCCCTCACGTCCGATTCAAGTACGCGCCCAGATAGATCATCAAGCGCCCAGCGCGTTGCCATGATTATCTGCCCGCTGTTCTTTGATAGTCGCGTTTTGAACGTTGACTGATACCAGTTCCAGATGCTCTTTTTCGTAGCGGGCGATAGGGCCTCTTGAGCGTTCTTGACCGGATCGTCAATGATGCCAATGTCCAGCCGCTTGCCTGTTAGAGGACCACCCACGCCCTGCGCGATGTATCGGCCCGCATGGCCTACAATCTCAAAGGATTCGCTGTTGCGCTTGGCCTCTACACCTACGTTGACCACGCGCTTTAGGTTTAGCGATGCCTCCGGAAATAGGCGCGCGTATGAATCCGACATCATAATCTTCTGAATATCGCGGTTCATGTCGCTGGCAAGGTCGCTGCCGTATGAAAGCCCGCCGATGGACAGGTCCGGGTTCTGCCCGAATAGCCATGCGGGCAGGTTGCGGCTGACAATCTCCGACTTGCCATGTTGCGGCGGTGCTTCAAACACTAGCACGGGCCGCTTGCCGGATTCAACGTCTAGGTAAAACTGGCCAAGGTCGCGGCACACATCAATGGCAAACTGCGACACGATGTAATCGGGGTTCATGTAGCGAATGAACGCCAGCAGGTCGCGGCGTGCATGGCGGCGATCTAGCATTTCTTGCGCGGCGTCACTTGGACTTTGCATTGGCTTCAATAATCGCCTGCAACTGCGCGTCCGACATTTCGCGCGTTGGCGTCATGCTGCCGTCGCTGCTGGTCATGTCTTTTTTGTCAGCTAGGCCAAGATCGCGCGCAATAATGTTGGGGTTTAACATATCGGCCGACGCGCCCTCAAACTTCTGGCGGTAAATCACGCTTTCTGCCCACGTTATGATAGGGATTAAATCGGACCTATCCGACCTCCACCCGCGCCATGTGGTTTCGTCCACATCCAAGAACATGCAGAGCGCGCCGATAGTCATAGCCCGCATCTTCTCAACATGGGCAATCGTGACCGCGCCTTGAAACGCAAACGGTCGAGCCTCATACAGCGGGTTTTCTACGTTCCACTCAAAGTATTCCGCGCACGCATCCCAAAGGTCGCTGGCGTTTTCAAACTTTGGATTTGCGCCGTGCGATGATCTCTGTTCCCAAAAACGATTGCCTTGGGCGAATCGTCCGTCTTCGTCTCGATCATTACTCACCGAAACATCCTGCCCAGCGCGCGCCCGGTGAAGTATCCAGCGATACGGCGCATGATGCGGCGCGAGATAGACCCCTTGCGCTTTGACGTTACGGCTTGCAAGTCTCCGCTGTATTTTGCGGTTGCGTAGAGGATGCTGCGGAATTTGTTAATCGTCATTTTGCTCTCCTGTGTCCGCCCTAAGAGTACCACCCCGCGCTGATCCTTGCAACTCAAACAAAAAAGCCCCGCGCTTTTTACGGCGCGGGGCTAAGTTGGACACAACATGAAGAGAACCAAAAAGGAGGAACACGATCATCATGTCACGGGTTCGCGGGTTGTGTCAAGGGCTATCAGCGCCTTTACCGTCCGAAACGCCTCCATCTTTGCGGCCTCTGGCTTGTATCCCGCGTTCAAGAGCCGCTTGGTGTGATGGCTTAACTGCGCTTTCAGGCTTGCCTCTGCCTGACGAAGATCTGCCTTGGCGGGTGACTTGCTCCGCTGTCGGATCTTTTTGGGATGTCCGGAAAAAATCAAGCCGTGTTTTTTTGCAATGCGGGCTATCGTGTTTTTATGAGTGCCAGTGCGGCGGGCGGCTTCGCTCAACCCAACGCCTTCATCCGCGTATTGCTTCAGCCAATTACGGCACACATCAAATTGAGCTGCTCGCATTTCTGCATATGTCATTGCGTTTTCCTCCGCTTGCCGATGCACGGCCCGCACTGGCACTGGGTGTAATGGCAGTGGTTATTGCATACGCCCATTTTGTTATTGAGGCTTAGGTGCGCTGCGCATCCGGTAACGGCGCAGATCTTGCCCGTTATGCGCGGCTTGGGGGCGGGCTTGGCCTTCAACTTCAGCTTTATGGCCATCCCATTGTATGTGCCGTTGTCGCGCGGAACATTGGCAATAATGCTTTCCCCTCGCCAGTCCTTGCAGGGCTCCGGCTCGGCCTGTGGCTGCATAGGGCGCATGATCGGCGCGCGGCCTAGCGTGTCTGTGTGGTGCGTCATTGTGCGTAGTCCTTTGCGGCTTTGAGGACTTCGGTTGCCCTGTAAAACCCGTTGCGCAGAAATGCGTCACCGGCCTCGTCCATTTCGCGCAGGACATCTTGGGCGTCTTGGGCGCTGATGTTGGTGATTTGCGCCACCTCGTACACCGTCAGTGCGTTGGCTTGGCGTAGAAGGCTGGCTATCCGGTCGCGGGGTGTAAGGGTCATGTCAGGCGATCCATGCGGATCGTGGCGCAGTCGGGCTCGCCGTCGATGGTGTCAAAGGTAATGCGGTGGGTGTCTCGGTCCTCTAAACGGTCTGAACCAAAGCACCAATATCCTCGATTGTGCCCAGTCATAGTCACCGTCTCGCGCTTTGGTTCTGGCTTGACGCGGTAGGCTAATTTGCCGCGCCAGCCGTGCCACTGTGTGGTAAAAGTGAACCATTCACACGCATGGGAAAACTGGATGCCCTTCCCCTCGTGATGTGCCAACAACAGCGCGCCCTTTTGCTCCGGTGTCATGTCTGCCCAGATTGTGGGTGTGTCTTGATTTGTCATTGTGTGATCT